GGAAAGGTTTAACCCACTTAAAAATTTTATTGCCATGCCTGTACAGTATAGATACTAGCAAAAATACAAAAAAAGAAGGGGCTGATCTCAGACCAACCCCCTCTCTATTAAGCGTCTATTTGGCATTAAGCAGACGCGTTAGCGTTGTCCAAATTGCCAACCAAAGAAGTCATACAGATAAAAGTGCCCTCGGTAACACTCTGACCGAATGCAATCGTTACAGTGTCAACGGTAGGACGAGCAACCTCTACAAACACAGTTTCGTAGTTAGTAGCACCTACAATCTCAACGCGAACCAACTTAGAGTTAAGACCGTGGGTTACGGTATACGTGTTACCAGTTTTCGTTACGTTATCTCTGTTTACAGAATCGAGAAGGATTGAGTGGTTACCAACGCCAATAGCAGCAGCTACATCCGTAAGACGTGCCTTCCGGATACCATCGTTAGCGTTACTACCGGGCATCAATACGAAGTCCGTATTTACAGGGGCTGCATTTTGATCAATTGTATCAACAACCAACTCACCACCTACGCGCCATACGTCATATGCCTCGTCCCAAACGAACGTCTTATCAGCAGCACTACCACGGTTTATGGTAATACCAGCATTCTCGGTGGGAGCGGTAGCTGCGCTAAGGTTGGAGTTAAGCTCAATGATGTTATCAGCAAGAGCAATGGTCTCCGTGTTGATCGTAGTTACCGTACCATTTACGGTAAGGTTCTGATTGATAACAACAGATCCACCAAACGTGATCGTTTCATTTTCAGACTGATCTACGGTTCTTACGATATCTGGTTGCTCAAGCTTATCAGCACCCCACATAAGGAGCGTGTACTGAACAAGGTTGTCGGCGTTATCAAGGGCAAGTTGGTTAGATGCAAAAGCAAGACCGCCACCGCTGTAGAGGTCAATAGCAATAGTGCTACTGCTACCCAAAGATGTTGCGCCAGCAGTGGTGGTAATACCGTCACCCCCAGTAAGAGTAATAGAGGAGTTGGTAAGACTGGCGTTGGGAATAGAAGCAAGCTTCAGGGCTGTGCCATCAATGGTGATACCCGTTGATGTAGTAGGAACTAAGTAAGCAGTAGTAGTTGCGGATGTGTCGTAGAAGAAAATCGAATCGCTCTCTGGTGCGCCAAGGTTTTGAATACCAAGGTGGCTAAGGGCAATCGTAGCATCGCCACCAGAACCGTCAGTTACTGCAATACCAGTGCCCGCACTGATGGAGCGAATATCACCAGTTACGTCGATCCACGTAGTGTTGTCCCATACGTAGAGCTTCTTATTCCCAGCCGTTGTGTTGAAGTAAACCTGACCCTCGACCGGATTTGCAGGGGCAGAACTTGTTGGGTGTAAAGCAGCGTTCTGGAGCTGGTTACCCCCTAGGTTAATACTGCTTTTAAAATCGATAGCCATGTTCTTTCTTTTTTTTAGTTTTAGTTCATATATGCTTTTCCGCTGGTTGCTCCGTTAAAACGGATCTCCAAAGTGTTAATGCTCAGGTATTGGACTTCAGTATAAATGACATTATTACCAGAGTCAATAACCATCACCGATGGGTATTTATTTAAATTATGTTCTACAGTCCACGTTTCAGAGTTTTCGTTCTGTGCGTGCACATAGTGTGCGTCTGATGCTCCGCCAATTACCCCCGTTACGGATACATTGACAGAAGGCTGAGATATAGTAGCTGTTTGGACTTGAGTTTGTACTCCGCCAATCGTGATGCTATCACCTGAATTAACTTCGATATTACTCACTTACGTCCTCATTAACCTTAAACAACCCATACACCCACGTCTTGACAACTCCTACGCTGTTAGACTGTAAATCATATACATAAAGACCTCCGGGGACACCAGACATCGTAGTTGCGCTTGCTGTAATAGTAAGCTTACCTCCTGCTGTCCCAGTGTAGGAAAAGTCAGCATCTCCAATAATGTCACCAGAAGATGTGTCTGTTTCTTTGACATCCATCTTCCAAGTATATCCAGATGACAAATCAATAGCCGCTCCAGCATTATCAGTAAAGGTCAGCTCAAGAGTAAAAGTATCACCGCGTCTGCATGTGATATCTACCCTTGTTGATGCGTCTAAATTTATACTTGTCGCCATATTGCAAATATACTAAATCATTGATTGCCAAGAATTTGCGAGAGAACATCTACGTCCTCAGCCAGTTCTCCACGACTGCCCTGACGTTGTGATATTAACTTGCTTTGCTCCACGGCTTGTTTCTTAACTCTGTCGTCCTTAGCTCGCTCTCGGCTTCCCTCGACTTCGCGTTGAAAACCATACTGCTTTTCTAAATTCATCTCTCTGGATTGACCCTGTAATTTCTCGAGCTCCATCTTCAACTGATATTCTAGTTGTAGCAGTTGGGCTTTTGCCTGTGATTCCAGTTGGATTTTCTGAGCTGCCAGTTGAGCCATTGCTTGTTGCTTTTGCATCTCCAGCTGGGCGGTAACCTGTGCCGTCTGCTGGTTGGCTTGAGCCTGCATCTGAGAGTTCTGTGCAGCAAGATCTTGGCGCTGTTTGATTCTCTTCTTACGGCGAACTATCAGCAGCTGCTCAGCTTGATCCACATCGTGAAGTCTACGGATCGCCATAGCGTCCTCAAGATCCAGCTCTCCCTGAGCTAGAGACTGTTGAATATTTTGCTCCAGATACATCTTGTCCTCTTCGTTCATTCCGGTTACCACGCGAACCCCAAAATTGAAGAGCGGTAGGTTGTTGAATGAAGAAAGAACGGACATGTTGGTCTCACCAACAGCCTTCTCGTAGACGCGATATAATACGCTTTGCTTGGGAAGGATCTGTAAGCACTTGACGATGTCATCACACACGCGGCGATAAAGAACCTGCGATGCGTGAGTAATGTCATAAATAGCGTTATTAGACGCTTGGATTGCCTGCTGGCGAACGCCTACCAGAGCCTCGCTCTTGGGTGTTGACCCATCAACCACCTCGTTGAGACCCGTAGTGTCACGGATCATATTTAGGTATTGATTGTACAGACCAATAAGCTCTTGAATGTTTCTGATTTGGTTTCCGATCTCGCGAACTGGGGGATTCTGAAATCCTCCCTCTGGGTTCTTGGATCTGTAATAGAAGACACCCGTCTGTTCGTAGATGTCCTGAATTTCCAGTGGCTGAAGCTCTCCACCTCGTCCAAGCTGTACGTTCTCCAGACCCTCAATGTCAATGATCAATCCATCAGGCTTAGCTTTAGCAATAGACTGCTGAAGCTTGAGGTGAGCCAGTTGCATCATGTCCGCATATTGGGTGATGCTGGAGACCATGCTCTTGGGCATCATTCTGCGGATGTTTGTAGCCACGACCGAGTAGCTCATTCGAGTTCTCGTGATGTCATGGATGTTTCTAGGGAGGTTCTTCTTTAAGCCGTAATCAAAAAGGTATTTTGTTCCGACCACATACTTTCCGCCGTAGACGGTTGCATGTTCCATCTTGCGAGACTTGCGCTCGTAAACAGATCCAGAAGGAGGGGTAAACTCTTCGTGACCTTTGTAGTAGAACCCTGTATTTCCAAATCTGGACTGCTTTTCCTCAAAGTACAGGCAGTCAACAGACATAAACTCAAAGTCTAGAACCTCGACCACATACTCGTCATATCCGAAGACCGTCTTTTGGAGGGTCTTGTCGTAATAGCTGGTATTATACTTAGTGGGGTCGTTGGTGTATCTTGTCTGTACCTGACGAGCCATCTCTTCATATTGCTCTTCCTCGAACTGACCGCGAGTGATACGCTTGAGCTCTTCGATTGTCATGCGCTGGATGTGACCAGCGTACTTGAGGTCTGACATTGTAGGGTCTTCCGTCTGTGAGTGCACGAAGTATTCTGGGTCAACGTACTTGGTTGCGATGCCATAGTTGGGATCATTATCCCGCTTCACTACAGCCATTCCCAAAGTAACGAGATCCTCTACGGCTCTACGGTAGATCTTATCGTTAAAGTCGTTCCATTCAAGGGTCAGATTTGTTGCAATCTGTGCGGCAATCTCGGACGCTACCTTGATGTTGGTCTCCAAGAAGATCTCTGCCTCCTCGGGGCTTTCGGGTAGCTCTTCAATGGCAATGCCGGGATCAAGCCCAGCACCGCGAAGGGATTCAAAGAATTCTCTGTTCTCTACACCCGCCTTGACGGTAGCTTTTTTCTTCTCTTTCTCTGTTAAGGAAAGGGGGTCTACTGCTTCAAGATTTGGGTATGGTTTTCTAGAGAGGATTTTGTTTACTACGATCTTAACGAACTTAGGAATAATTGGAACTGGAGACCAGTCAATATTCAAAAGAGTTCCATCTCCATTGTTAGGATCGAGTGAGTTAAGTACTTGCTTGTACTTAGAAGTATCTTGTGTTCCGTTGGCATAGTCCCTGTTCGTATTGAATTCCTTCATTCTACGGTTATACAGGGAACTAGATTCATTCGCAGACCCCCATTGTGCCATAATGGACTTAGCGTACTTCAAGCCGTAACCTTTGGACGACTTCTCCATGAAGCTTGCTAACGGATCTGGAAAGTTTCCGTAGTTCTTTGTGCTTGACATACTATTTCTATTCAGGTAAGCCTACTTTTATGCAAATATACTAAATACCTGTGTGCCAAATATTTACCACCCTGTGTGCTTATACCTGCGGAAGAAGACCTTATTAGACAAATCTTGCTTTTTAACTTCCTTCGTTATTTTTTGTGCCGCCAGAAGCGCAAGACCAGAAGAGATGGTCATATCGAACTTTGTTCGATCGTCGATATTATACCCAATCCAGTCTTCTAGCGTTCTGTTAAAATACATCCGACCGAAATTTCCAGTCTTTACATTCATCCCCACGTGCTCGTGAACATATGCCTCAATTGCCTGAGCGTGAGACTGGATGACATCTTTACTGTTCGATGGAATACCCTTTGTCTTTACGTTTGTAGAAGATCCCGGGGGCGTGAGGTGTTCGGGTCTATCCATGACATACCCATCGTATCCTCTTGACTCAAAGTATCTTACGATTCCGTATTTGTTGTTTTCTATTAGCAACGGATACCCATAGAATACTGCTGCCATAAGAATGTCCTCATAGAATATACGCGCCAGTGGGGGACGCTCGGCGTACTCCGCTACAAACATATTCGACGGGAAGTTCATGTTGAATTTATTAAAAAAATGACAAGCCCCTTTTGATCCAGAACCAGTTGTTGTTTTGTCGATATCGTAGCTATCCACGCCGCCTACGCCGTACATTTCGTTGCCCGGATGAACCTTTCCATAGCGTGTTTCCCGCTTGTTTCTAAACTCTTCCGGTGGCATCCATGACACGCGCCACTTCCCATTGGGATCTGGAGACCAGATCACTCTAGAGTCCGCCAATCCACCCTCCCAAACGAAGTTGCCACGAACCACTGGGCTGGGGTATATCTCGTCATTGTGCTGGATTTGCTCATATATCTTGGCGATATTGAAATGAGATGCCTTGGTAGAGTCCCGAAAAGCCTCATCTTCGGAGAACGGGAACTGTCGAATAACTTCATTGAGCTCATAGGGGTCGGCTAGCAGTGCTTTTCTCTCATTTTGGAGGTATGTTTTTGCTCCATAGTGAATTAGCTCTCCCTCGAGACCGTCTACGGCAAACTCGGGGTCTTCAATTACTGGAAGTCCGTGTTTATCGAAAAACCCCTCCAAAGCTTCGTATGCTGGGATGAATATCTTGTATAAACCGCTTTTTGTACGCCCGTTATTGTTCCTTTCTTGTGGATCTGATGAGTAATATAGCTTTTTAAACTCTGCGCCACCCCGGTCTAGGGGGTTGACAGTTGATCCGACTAGGGCTTTTCCGATAACTTTCCGACCAACGATCAAACAAGTGCGGTGAATACGCCAAACGTCCTGAATATCCAGTGGTCTTTCCCATTTTCCAGCCTCGTCAAGGTACAGCATGTGGAGTTTTTCCCCGTCATAGGCGTTGGTAGTGGTGTTTTTCCAGTTAATTAGAGTGTCTAGCGCCTCTCCCTTGTTGGAGGTTTTGTTTTTTTTGGTGATTCGCTTGGATGGCTCTCTAAAAGCGAGCTCCATACGCGGATTTGTCGTACCGTCTTGGATGGGTTTAAAGAAAAACGGGTAAGATTTAAATACCGGGACGACTTTTTTCATGAAGATGTTCTCCTGAGCGTCTTTACCCGTCTTTGACATGATCCCCAGAAGCTTGTCTTTCACCTGTGTGCCCTCATCTACCTCAATACAGGCGCTCATGTTGGTATATCCCGAGCGTCTACACTTGGTGTAGATCTGCCCGAGGCATCGGGGATCGGCTTCGCAGGCAGCGAAGTGAATGAAAAGCTTCCTCTGGAAGTCAAGAAATGACGGATATCCAATATCTATCTTGCTCCACTGGAGCATCATATAATGTCGTCCGGTAATATACGTAGGAACACCTTTATTGAAAAACCAAACCCCTTCACGCCGACGTTTAAACTCTTTCTCGATATATGAAACATATTTTTGACGGAATTCTCTAGGGCTTTCTGCCCACTCATCCATTGAGCGAATAGAATCAAGTTCTTTCGGCATAGGTGTTCTTTGCCAGTGTTGATCAGATTCTTCTTTCCCGTTAAATAGTATCTCAGAATCTTCGGGTAATTCGGGTAATTGAATAAATACGCCGGAGATTTCGATGCTCTCACCTTGAGTACCATTGGGGCAAATGTTGACCACTTCCTCTTCATAGTCCTTATGTTTTATAAGTCCTGCCATTATTTGCTATATTTCTCAGCAAACCCCCCAGAGTAATCGGACTGCTCGCTGATTCCGCCACTATCTTTGAGAGATCTAATCATCTCTTCAAGCCTCTGTCTTTCCTGCAACAGCTCTCTAGCGTCGGTAGCAGTCTGTTTTATGGACTGTAGTTCTGCCTTGCGTTGCGAGCCGTTCAGGTCAGCGTCTACAGGCTTCTTGATCTCCTCGATCATGTTGTTGATGGCTATTTCCATAGCCCCCATCAGCCTCATCGCTGCGTCTAATGATGTAAAGTTATTATTTTTTGCCATGATCTACGTATAACAGGTCATCAATACGCATTCTCCACACTTTCTTTCCGTCTACCTCCATTGTGTAGTCTGAGCTTTTGGAGAAGTAGACCACGTCCCCGGCATATGCCCCCGCTTCGTTGATGGGCTTGCTATCGTATATAATCTCTCCGTGGTCTTCTACCTTTTCTTTCTCCAGAAGTATTATTCCTGACGCGGTTTTTTTCTCGTCATCTTCTTCAGGAGGTTTAACGAATACCCAATCAGATAGCATAGCCACCCCGCCAGAAGGAGATTGAAAAGCGTATGCGTGAGATCCATATCCTCCATCAGGGTCGTATTGTACCATGTAGAGGTCGTCTTGGAAGTGGAACTTAGACTCAACGCAAACGTGATGGTGGAAATACAGGATATCACCAACACTTGCGCCAGTGTCGTACTTAGCCGGGACTGAAACGATTTCGCCATAATTGTATCTGTTTTCAAATTCATTGAACTTAGAAGCCAGATACAGCTCCGTGCCGTTTACTTCTACAGTGTCTTTGAATTTCTTAGGTAGGCGAACAATAAAGAATTGGAGTGCTCTCATATTAAAAGTTGAGATCGTACTCCACGATAACGGGCATCCCCTGTATTTCCTTCCACATCATCGTTCCCTCGTTAGGCTGCTCGATGTAGATACAGTATGATATAATTCCGTTCTTGTGGTACGCTCTCTCATTAAATTCAATTACCACTACTTTACCTTCGCCAACGCGCATACCAGTGTAGTATGCCATAGCGTCCTTCGGGTTTTGCCCGATGATGATTTTTCTAATTAGATTCATTTTAGTTTATTGATCCGTTGCCGAATTTCTTCTCCCACCATTCAATTGTCCCCTCGGGCGGTTCTCTATGCTCTTCCTCCATCTCCGCAGCGTCAAGCAGAAAGGTAACCAACTGCTCTACATCTTCGTAGCATGGTGAACTCATAGCAAAGGCGATGTCGTATCTATCGTCTTCGTCCTCGGTAAGGTGAGATACACCGGCAACCATAGCAACCTCGTCCTCGAGCTCGTAGTGATCTATAAGCTTCTTCATTTCTGAAGCCAGCTCAACAAATTCACGCATGAACATTTCGAGTCTTGATGCCATATTTATTAGTATTTTAGTTTCTTCAAATTTAATCATTTAATGAAGTCGAAAAAAACGACTACCCGCAAGATGCGGGAATTTAATAAACTGCGTAAATACGAGTATAGCACTGACCGTAACTACCTGAAGCAGTTAGACTTAGCCATCAAGAAGATGAATGAGGATCATGGTATTCCACAATCGTGGTTGGTTATCATGCTGTACGTATACGACCTAGAATTCTGGACGGCGGCACATGTCGCAAAAGAGATGCACCGCAGTGAACGAGTCCT